TAAGTGTACTGAGCTCATGAATGAGAGTTACACCTTCAAAGGCATGAAGAAACCACGCATTGACCCTCTTCATGTGTGCATGATTGGAGCACCCGGAGTCGGCAAGTCCGCACTCACACATGTCTTGATCAATAACTTACTTGACTATCGCGGTGAGCCAGAAGTTGATAGAATTTACACACGCTGTTGCGCCGATGCATACTGGAGTAACTACCATCAGGAGCCAGTCCTCCTTTATGATGATCTTGGAGCTATTAAATCATCTCTCAAATTGTCCGACTACGCCGAGATCATGGGAGTTAAAACGAATGATCCTTTTTCTGTGCCTATGGCTGGTGTAGAGGATAAGGGCAAGCACTGTACCAGTCGCTATGTCTTTTCCTGCACAAATATGTTGGAACTGGATGACTCTGGAGACGTGGTCACAAAGTTGGCATATTATCGACGACGAAATGTCCTTATTCGCGTGGAAAAAGAAGAGGGTGTTGAGAGAGATGAGGGAAATCCAACCAAGGGGCTACTTTTTACTGTGCTTGGCTACACCATAGTTGGCAACAACAATGACAGAGTGATGTTTGGCCTTAAAACTGTGTGGGATGAAAGTTTTCTCAAAAATGTTGATACCACTGACTGGACTTTTGAGCGAGTTGAGTACAAGACCTTCCTCCGCTTTCTCTGTGAATACACTGATGCTTATATGGCAAGTCAGGAGAAGCTACTGAGTGGAATAACAAGTTTCAAAATGGATCCTTTTGAGGTGGATGATGCTGAAGCCCAATCTGGCAAAACCATAGCCACTCTTAAGGAGATCATGGATGAGCTTGATTCTAGGAGAATCCCAGCCAAAGAGTGTGCAAAGATTTTTGATGGTTCACGGTATACTGCACCTGATGCATGGCGCACCAAGAAGTTCATGTCAGTCCAAAATCTTCTGTCCAAAGCATGTGAATGTGAAAACTCTGGCGTGTGCGACTATAATGTTTTTCTGCAACGCATGGGTGACGCAGCCGCAGTCCAGAACTTGCGCACCTATGAACACCTCAGAGTTCACCAGCTATCCAGCGATCCCCTTTCCACTCGTGTGACTCTCCATGGCGATATCAAAGAGATGAACTCCCACACGCTTCTTTTCTTTATTGCTGTCACATACTCTTGGAGCATTTCTGCAAATGTGTGTGTTTTCGCCCACATTAATCTTAGCAAAGGAGCAAAGGAGGAGCACTCGTTTGACGACTATGATGTGGACATGAGAATTCCTGATAACCCGACTATTTCCGATAATTGCGTTCACTGGGATGCTGGCGCCGTGTTTTTCCCCCGATCTGTGGTTGAGACTGGGTGTGTACCTGTGTTTGATGGCCAATTTTACTTCATGTGTGACGATGAATCCTTGTGGTGCAAGCGAGAGTTGGCCATTGACTACTGGCAAACAATTTGGCACCATGGATTTGAGAAGCGTACTGAAGCCATTAAGCTCTTTCCTGAAAGGCACAGGTCCACGATTATGTTGTTGGTCCGCGATATCCAAGATTTTGGGAGTGCACTAGTTCCATCTGAGCAAGTCAAGTCTGTACTGACTATTGCCCTTGAGCTCTTTGGGCGTGGCGGCACATACTTCATGCTACTCCTGTACCTTGTTGAGCTTAGGCTTGCAAGAGATCGCTCAGTTGCCGAGGAAACACGACGCATGAAAAGTGTTCTGGAATTTACTGCAAGCGAGCGTTTCAAAGAGTATGAGAAGAAGACTGTCACCTTGGTAAGTCCCCGAGTTAAAATGGTCTTGGCTATTGGAGCCGGGTTGGCACTTACTGGATTGGTAGCTGGCGCAGCTGTGGGTCTATACTCTTTCTTCTCTAAGACTACCAATTCTTTGGAAGTGTGCGATGCTGAACCTGAAGTAAGCGGAGCTCATGAGTCTGATAGTTTAGTCACACGCCCTGTCATCCAGAAAAGACAAAAACCCAAGCTTGCCATCTCGACTGTGCAGCGCCATGTTACTGGGTCCCATGAGAGCGACAGTCTCGTCACTAACCACCTAGTGACTAGAAGACGGAGGCCCCTTGTGGTTGCTAGTCAAGAGGCTGGTATGGGGGTCACTTATGGTGAAGAAACACAACTTGCAAGGAGTATGAGGACTGAGACAAGAAAAGTCTTTAGGCGCAAGGTGAGAGATGCCGCACGCGAGGCTGTGAGATCTGGCACGTCTGAAGTGCCTGATATACTGCTCCAAATCCAAGAATGGCAGAAATCTCTGGAAAAGCGAGGGATCTTGGGTTCCGATATTACAAATGTTGGACCACTGGCTAATATTGTTAAAGCTAACCTTATGGAAGGTGACAGACAGGCCATGACCCAATATGTTGTCAATGACTCCGAGTTTGAGACTGATGAGAAAGTGCAGATTGGGTTAGAGAAACTTGTGCGCATTGATCTCTCTGATGCCCAGAAACTCATCTCTGAAGGGACTTCAGTGCAAGTGGAGAAACAAGCTCAAGTTGGGGATTACGGACTGACCAGAGATGTGAACATGTCTAATTTGGTTCAAACCCACATATCTAAGATGAGTTGCACAATTTTGAGTTTCAAGAATGGTGTGTACCACAGTTATAGTGTGCTGCGTTTGAAGGGAACCTTCGTCATATGTCCTGCGCACTATTTGGACGAATTTGAGGTTGGGGATGAGCTGTATTTCGTGTGTCCTCACAAGGTAGCACGCATCCCTTTTGAACCACACCGCATGAGCCTCGTATCAGGTGTTCAAGATCTTGTGGTGTGGGATCTTGGCAAAACAGTTCCCCCTTCTGTTGATTTCACAGGGCATATTCCCACTGCCGAGGATTGGAAGCATTTTAGAAAAACCTCTGGTGTGTTGTGTTTAACGAAATTTAACCACGAGATGATTCTCCAAATCGTGCACACTTTGTCAACCATTGAGCTAACCAGTGTAGACGTTGAAGTTCCAACTGGCACTTATGATATGCTCAATTCAAGACACACCGTAGTTTCCGGTCTCAGGTACAGGGTTCATTGCATGCCTGGAACCTGTGGAGCAGCTATCGTCAGAGCCGACACTAAGGCCGTGCGGAAAGTTATAGGTATGCATGTGGCTGGCCAAAGGAATAAAGGTGTGGGATATGCAGAAACCTTGACATATGAGCCAATAATGCAGGCTATTGAAAGGCTGTCTGGAGCTATCATAAGCGCATCTGCATTAGAGAAGGAGGTTGATCTTTGTGAGAAACACTGTGTTGTCGTGACTGGCAAAGGGAACCTGGGACTCATTGGGGTGCTAGAAAAGCACTGCGTTCCTAATGTGCCAACAAAGACTACTGTTGCCAAGAGCATTATTCATGGAATGATTGGAGAGGTTAGAACTGAGCCAAGTATACTCTCCACGTGGGACAGACGTCTTGGTGACAAAAGAGGTTCATGGGACCCAATACTCGAGGCTGTGAAGAAATATGGGGTCCCCACTATTCCATTCCCAACACGTGAAATTGAGGAAGTGGAAAACCATCTCTGTATCGTCTTCCAGAATCTAGAAAACACGATGAGGAAAAGGGAGATAAATAACTTGGACGTTGGAATAAATGGTATCGACATGAGTGATTATTGGTCTCCCATTGAGATGAAGACGTCTGCTGGCTATCCCTACGTGTTACACAAACCAGCGAATGCTACTGGGAAAGGGTGGATCTTCAAAGAGATTGAGAGCTATGCATCTGGCAGGAAGAGGTACGTTATTGATAATGATGCCTTCCTAGAGAGCTTTGAAACGATGCAGGCAGGGATTCTAAGAGGGGATGCCCCTAGAATCACTACTATGGAGTGTCCGAAGGATGAACGTAGGAAGCTCAGCAAGATCTACGATTCGCCAGCAACAA